GTGCCGTTGACGTGCCTTATTTTTTGCTCAACCAAAAACCCGTTTGCAGCGGCGTTGACCATGATTTTAATCGACTGTAACGGGTAAACCGTTGTATCAGCCGATGTTTCGTTGATTGTATTGGATGCGGTGGCTCTGGCGAGAGCCACGTTGTTCGATGTATCGGTCGATACGACATCGCAATACCATCCGGCCGTCAAGGTAGCCGCGTCCGTAAGAGTAAGCGTTACTCCGGAACCAGATACCTGTATGACTTTATTGTAATGAGTCGCCCCCAGCGTGGTATTCGTTGTAACCGCCGTCGGGCCGTTGTCGAAATGCGTTACTAATTCCGCATTGATGGCATCGGCAAGAGTTTTGACAGGATCGGACAGTTTACCCTTAATGGTGGAGTATTTTACCTTATTGGCCTCTGTTACCGACCCGTCATCAGAGGGAGGAACTGAGTTATATCCGGATGTGCTATTGGATGAGTATTTTGTTCCCACGGCGGTTCTCCTGATTTTTCCCGTTTATTGCTCTTGTAGAGCCTGCAAATACGTAACAGCCGCCGCCACTTCCGGGCCGGTATATTTTTTCGGTTCTGCGGCTTTCAGCAGTGCGTCGATACCTTCGTCCGTGGTTAGCAGTTTTTTATATGCTCCCGGTAGAAGTTTCCTGGTAAGGAAACCACCTAAAAAGATGGTCGATCCACCGTGTCCTGTGCTCAATCCGGTCGCGGTTCTGGCTAATTCAACGTCTTTACCGACAACGCCTTGGGTAGCCTTTTCCGGACCTCGCGGAACAATGCGATCCATATATGCCCTGACCCTCAATAATTTGCCAAGCCGTTCTTTGTCGTCAGCGAATAGATTCATAAAATTTTTGTCCTCTTTCCAGTTTTTCAGCAATGACCTGAGATCGACGCCTGATCTTCCTACTTCACTGGAAATGGGACTGGTCGATTTGGCGATGAGATCGTCCGCCCACGATCCTTGCAGGGATTTTATGATTTGTTTATCGTTTCCGAGAAGCTCCGTTATGATTTCGCGTTGCTCCGGTGTAGATCTGGACCACGCGGATTGAATATCCTTGACGGTCAGAGGACCGCGCTTTTTAGTGGCTTTTTCTATCACCGCACCCAATGGTGTTGCCCCGACTTCGGCAAGATCGTTCATTGTTTTTGCGTATTTCACCCTGGCTTCTTTCAAGACAACGGCCCCGGGAGATATTCTGGATTCCCCTGCCTTATCCAGGGCATCTTCCATGAAACCCTTCATCAAATTTGCTCCGCGTTTTTGCGATGCCTTCTGTACATCTGTCAATATTCCTCCGGAAGGTTTCGCTTCGACTGTGTAATCGTGGAGCCACGATTGAACCGATCTGATATCGAACGCTCCCTTCGAGGGAAGTCTTTTAAGTTGTCTTCTGAGATAAGTGATTGTTGCTTTATCGGCTTGCCCGAGATTTTTTGCCTGTCTCATGGATTTGATTTCTGAAACTATTCCCTGTTTTACCGGAGTAGTATCAATCGTCCTTTTCGCCTTATCGAGCATTGCCGCTCGATCCAATGCGGCCTCGAATTCCGGAACGCGGGATGATTTCAGGGAAGCAATTTTAGCAACAGTCTTCCCAGCGAGGGCTTGGGATGCCGTTTCCGCAGTAGTCCCCCCTGCTATTTTCTTGACCCAGCCTATAATCCCGGTTAGATTATTTTCCGATCTGACCGCCGACGATTCCGGGAACGCTCCGGCAACTTCTCCTTCGGCTGCCCTTACTCCTTCCCCCAATCCTCTTTCGGATGCGGACAATTGCCCGCCGAATTCTTTTTGAAGTTTTTTCCCTTCCTGTATCAGGATCTTTCTTTGCGGGTCGCCGACAACTTGTGGTAATTCTGCCTTGTAAGCCAAACGATGCGACGGCCTGAGTGCGTCGATTCCAGCCTTCCCCAAGGCTCCGATTGCAGACGGAGCCATCGCCCCGGTCATTTCCGCATAGGGATTACCGGGGAATATTTCATTCGCTGTTGCCGCACCGGTTCCCGCTGTCAAACCGGAAGCAAGCGATTTACCCATTCCGATACCGCCAATTCCAGGCGCGGCGAGACTAGACCCGACATAACCCGCTACTTTACGACCGAATTGAGCTTCCGGATCCGGTTCCGGAGTTGCCTCCAGTTGCCTCAATTTATCGGTAATAAACGCCGTCGGGCTCCAATTTTTCTTTCCGGTCAACATGGCCGGGATTTCCCCAACAGTCCCGATGCCCAATCCAGCGAGAAATCCTGGTGCCCCGCCGACGGCTCCACCGGCCGCTGCGAGCACTACAGGAGGCGCAATACCGCTTTCTACCGCAGATCCAGCATATTGAGCGGCACGACGTTTCATATCTTCCGGGACATCCCGGCCAAGCTGGAATGTTCCGTAGCCTTTGATTCGATCCAATACAGCTTGATCCAATACAGCGGCTTGTTTTTCTTTCTTTTCACCCGTGAATACTCCCCGGCTGCGGAGTTCATCGAATGCAGCAGCTTGATCTTCTGTCATTTCCCCCGATGAGCGCCGACGCGCTAACTCAACCAAAGCATCGCTTTTTTCGCTCATTGTCCTAGTGCCTTTTTGAGCAAATCTTCGTTTGACATATTCTTGAATTCTGGTTTTTCGTTCTTACCCGGTCTATCCGGCCTATGCCTCGACAGACTTTCGGATAGATTTTTTCTTGCAATATTTCTTGCCATTGTCGTGTAGGGATTATTCTTGCCGGACGAATATGGTTGAATTTTATTTATATCAATACCGATATTGTCGGCAAGTTGCCCCCATTCTTCCGGAATCTCGTAATCTTTTCCTTTGTAATTGGAAATTTCAGATTTGATGATTGCAGAGAAAAGATTGGAGAAGTTCTCCGCACGTTTCCTGTTGTGCGCTTCCGGCAAGCCAAAAGCCGGGCGAATATCCATCGCCCTCTTGATGTCCGGCTCGGACGCGGCTCCCTTCTGGAAGGCTTGCGCCAGAAAATCGAACTGCTCTATGGCCGATTGAGCATTGGTAACGTCTTGATCTCCGGCATTGGCCCAAACTTTCACTCTTTCGATATTCCCGCCAACTCTGCCTGAAATTTTTGTCAGGGCGGGAATGATGTCCTTCATAAGATTAAGAGCATTAAGACCGGAAGTTACTTTCGTTACTGTATCTGCTGGAACGGCTTTTAAAACTGGGCCTTCCTGTTTATCTCCACCTCTACCGATAGTCGCCGCTAAATCAGCAAGTTTCTTTGCTCCCTCAACATCGCCCATGCCAAGCAACTGTTGCATGGCCCCGCCCAAATCCGCTTTCCCAGGTGCCCCTGGAGAACTCATTTCTTCATTCGGTTCGTAAACTGGTGCTTTGGGTTGTTGGAAATTACTGCGGAATATTTCTCGCTGACGAATGGCTTGACTGACAAATGGCGCTGTCTCCGGGTAAAGTTCTGTGAATCCCTGGATATCCTCATCCTGATATTCTCCAGCCACAATACCGGATAAAACCGACCTTAATTGTGCTTGATTACCTTCGTCGGATAAATTGAAACGCCGCTTGCTAATTCTTATCGTCGGTTCATCCGGGTCTGTAGGCGTTAAGTCTCTTAACGAGAGCGAATTGGGGCGCATTGGCATAAAATTATTTCATCGTCAATTTTTGAAGTATCGGTTCCTGCCTCCAGCTTGAGCCGCTGCTTGTCCCTGTGCTGCCGGACTCTCCCCAGCTTTCGGCGGTGCTTTCCGAACCTTTACCCAACAAGAAAGCCTGCAATTCCTGCTGCAAGCGTTGTTGCGCGATTTCCGCAGGTAGTCCGGATAATTGCGCTTCCATTTGCACTTTGCCGATAATGGTATTGAGGATATCTTTATCAATTCCAGTGACGGCCTGGAGCGTATCGGCATCCGCTAATGCAGATGCTTCTCCTATGCTTCTGGCGGAATCCATGTCGAAATTAGACATTGCCTGCTCACCGAACGAAGACCCTCCTAAACCTCGTAATCCGACCGATTGACCCAGTTCCCCTCTCCGGCGCGCGATGGCTTCTTGAATCGGGTTCAATCTTGCCTGTCTTAACGCACCTTGATTCCCCAACAAAGACGATCTGGCCGTCCCCATTTTCGATATAAAATCATCCACTCCTCCGGATAAAACAGGGGACAAATTACGGTATGAAGCCAACGATTCTTCTTGTAATGCCCTAATCGACGGATCGAGCGACAAAGTTCCATTTTGGAACGAGGAAAACGGAGTTTTTGTTACACCGAATGTCGTTTTCTGGCCGCTTTTGCTTCCTTGTTTGCTCCAGCTGCTTTGCGCGCTGGATTCCTCCGTCTCGCCGCCGCCGAACAATGTTTTAGTTATGTCGCCCATTTTTTGCCTCTGATCGAATAAATGTATTCATCGCCTCTTATATCTCCCATGGGGATTTTGCCTACTGCGTGAAATACATTAGGCGGGAAATAGTTCACGCATTTGTCGAATAAGACCGTCGATTCCTTCAAACTTTTTACCACGCAGACCCCGGTTTTCTTCGAGTAACGAATCATCTGGAAAAACGCAATACAAGTCCGCAGAATATTTCTCTTCGTGGCCCATGGGAAAAAATGAACGTGCGGCTCGATTCTCCAGTCGTCGCCTTTTACTGCAATCAGCGCGATCAAACCCATGCCGTCAAACTCACGATTTCTGTCTTCCACGACGTAAAACGGAAGTCTGTTTGCAGCTTCCAGCATTTTTAGCAGGAAATCTTCCTGCGTATTTATGTCCGATAAGAGTGGAATCGGGTGATGTTTATGGGCAACCCATACGATCGAGATATCTTTTGAGAATCCAGACCCCGTTGCATTTTCAGTTATCTGTAACGGCCTGATATGAGGTCTATCGTGCTTAAACAGCCGATTTCTTGCTTTTTTGTGATTGTTCACACTTCAATTTTCATTATGTCGAATAATTGAGATGACGTTACGGATAATTCGAGATTGAACCCAGCGCCTCTACCGATTGGGGAAAATCCTTTGGACGAAACTCTGTCGGCATAGAAAAATCCCGAATTCCAATAAAACAATCCGCCGAAATACCCCGGCCCACCCCAATACCCTCCTGGGTCTCCAACTGGAGGTCCTTCCAGGGGAACGGTGCAAGTATTGATTGCATAATCCTCTCCCCACTCGAAATCCATGATTAGATCGGCATCGGCAATGCGCCGGTAAAAAACTCTCCCCCTCAATTGTTGTAACTGGGGATTGAAATTTCCAATATTGTCGTAATATTTCGATCTGCGAAACGCTTCAATGGTGGTATTACCGTTATCCCCATCCCCGGTTCCTTCCAGACAATAAATGTTCCCCGTTGAATCTCCGAAAAAGACAAAATAATCGTCTGTCCCGGGAGAGCGCATGTAAACTGCGGTATTTGTGGAAAATGACGATGTATGCCCGGTTTTATAAATCGACCATGGGGAAAATCCGACTGAAAGCATATCCTTGAAAAAAACAAGCAGTTTATTCGAGCCTGCAAAAAAATATACTTTCTGCCTCTGCTGGTCGTAAACTGAAATGCAGTCAGTCAAATTTTCAACAGTAGGTCGTATCCACCGCGATAGATCGTCGCCTTTGATATCGCCGTAAGTGTCGGTAGACCTGACGGATTCCACACCGCCGCCTTTTTTCATGTAAAAAACATCGTCCCCGGTAAGAATCATGGTTTCCGTACCGGTGGCGAACGACCCCGGATAAAATGGATCCCATTGGAAATTGACCGAACTTGTACCGGATAATTTCCACAAACTCCCGCCTTCGGTGGAAATTATCAACGTGCCGTAAAACGGCGCTACCCCGTTTATCGGGCGCAAATCCGGCGTTACCATGTAGAAAGCTTCGTTCCCGGTACTGAACGATGAATCCTTCGCCCTCAGAGTCGTATTATACGAAGTCGGAGTTTCAAAAGCCGATGCCACAAGAAGATGCGGCGTATCGTTCCCGGCCTTTACATTGAACAGCCACATCCTCCCAAGATGAACGAGTCCGTATTTCGCATACAGATCGGCCCCCAATCCAGTCGTAAGCGTTGTTAATGCCGAACCGTCCCATTTTTTTACAACGGTCAGTTTGGATATATCGGTTATTACCGAATAACCGCCCAGGGTCCATGTGACGCCTCGCAATTTAGAGGCCGTATTGACCGTTCCTTTCGATGTAAAGGTCGAACCGTCCCACAAATAAACCGTATTTGCCGACTGAACCAGCGTTGTTTCAACATCCGCCGAGGTAATCAACTGGACAAATCCGTTTATTGAAGCTGCATTAGTAGCCGTCCCCTTGTTGTCGAATGGTTTTCTCGGACGAAAATGAGTATCTCTGGATCCAAGCTCAAAATTGTATCCGAGCGTGCATTCTTGATCTTGAACGAGTGTTATATCCTGCTCATTGAGGCCGCCTTCAAAAGTAAGGGTAGCCATTAGCGGTATGAATATCCGTAATATGACGATGGGTTATCATGCCTCAGAAACGCATACAGCCTCGATTTAGCATTGTTGTAAGCGGCGTCTTCAACCAATAATCCTAAATCTTTATCGGATTTCATAAAGAAGAACCTTCGAGCCGCCATGGAAACAAATGAATAATGTTCTTCGTTGTTGTGAAACGGCATGGTATCCGACGAATTGGAAACCATGACAGAAGCTTCATAATCATAGGCAAGACTACGGTTGTTGTAAGTGGAATTCGGTACGTTATAAAAAGCGATTTTCTTCGTAGTCGTATTGTCCCAATACCAGTAATTCGGCGCGCCTTCCGTTGTCTTGTAAAGAAGATCGTAATGCTGGAGCAATTCTTCCCCGCCTTTGTATTCGTAAATCCTGGTTCCGTCGGTTGCGTCGTAAAATGACGCAATTCCGAAAAAACGGATGAAACCAGCCGCTAATGCGTAACTTCTGGTTGAAGTCAGCAAAGTAATCGTGCCAGATGTTTTTTCGTATGGAACAAGTCTTTCGGAAACAATCTCGGCGATTTCGTCTTGAATAGCGATTTGAGACAATGAAATATCCGAGGCATGCTGCGTGTCACCGAAAGTCGTTATGCCGTCATCTCCACCGCGAATAATTCCATTTATTCTCAAAACCCGATTAACCGAGTCTATGAAAGTCGCCATGTAAGACTCCAAAAAGAAGGGGGCGTTAGCCGCCCCCAATTTATTGCTATTTTGTTGTTAGTAGTATTCTCGGTACTACGAGATGTCCTTACACAGGGTCTGGATTTTCACAATCCAATTCCCATTGAGGATTTTCGTAGCATGCCACGCCTTCCATGAAACCTGACCGATTTCATTGAACGCATCGGCGATGCCGGACGATCCGGGCTTGTGATAGATGATCTCGATAGGTTTGTCCCTGTTCTCATCCATCGTCTTTACGGAAGTGCCGAATGCCGCTCCGAGCCCGACCGTGCCAATCGCGTCCTTGCCGTAAACATACGATGTATACACATCGTTGGTATCGACGGATGTGCCGCGAAAGACATTTGAGGTTGAGGTTGTACCGGCTCCGGTTTCGATGGGAGCGATTTCGGTAGTCACCCAGCGAACGCCTCCGACAGCGCCGTGTTCGCCCACGAGCGTTTCAGTATACCCGCCGTATTGCTCGACACCGACATACCCGGTAATAGCGCGAATGTCGATTTCCACATCGGGGTGGTTAATACCGAAATAACTGGCGCGAACAGTCGATGTATTGACGTTCGTTGAACCAGTTCCCATCGGGAACAACTTCATTGCGGAATTACGTTGAAGTTTGTTGACCGCCCACTTCACATCGTTTGTCAGCATCTCGGCGACCACGGCGCTCTTATTCGCCGCGCCAGAGGCGTAGCGAACTTGAGAAGCGTTGTCGAATTCGAGACGGGCAACCGAATTCAACGACTCTCCGGCGTTTGCGCCGAGAACATCCATGAGCGCCATCGTGTCGGAGTCGATATTGAACAAGTCAATTTCTTCTGCCAGGGTGATGCCGTTGGCATACTTGGCTACAGCCTTCGAGATGTTGGTATAGGTCGGGCGAACCGTGGTGCGGCCGATACCGAAAGCTACTGTGGAACCGGGGGACGCCTGAGTGAGCGCCGTGGTTACCGCAGCAAGGTTTTCGATTCGACGCCACAATACGGTGGCCGAACCCTTTTTCTTGTCCAAAGTTCCGGGTCGGGTGCCATTGAAAAACGGCAACACCTTACGGGCCGCACTCAGAAGTCCACGGACATATACGTTATTGACTTCTCCGGGGAGGTCTGAGGTACTGGTTGTTAAAACAATAGCCATCTTTATTACCTTCTATTAGTGGCCCACCATCTATCGAATTCAGTATCGGACATATTAAGCGGTTCGCTAGAACCGGATTTCTGCTGAGTTGTAGACATGGCCTTTTGACTTGCCTTGGCCGCTCGCTGATTTTCCATCAATTGAGGATCGGAACGCACCTGAAAGACTTTGCCGGCCTCGGAGGCGATAACATCCAGGGCTTCGTTCAGAGCATTCGGGTTTACGTTCCTGTTATCCCAGATTCGCTTGAAAATCCGGTCATCCCGGTATTTCTTCTCAAGCAGAATCTCCGCGTAAACAGAGTCAATTTTCAGTTTATCAGTGACTTTTGCGACCGCCTTGTTGACCTCGGTATTCAGTTTTTCCAGTTCTGCGTTTTTCCTGATCTCCGTAACGGAATTCGCCAGCTCCCTCAATGTCCCGCCGATAACGGTATTTTGATAAGCCTGGTATTTATTCCACCCTTCCAGGTCGGAGACTGGATCCGGCACAGCCAAAGGCTGTGCGTATTGCGGCGGTTGCTGAACTTGAGGCTGAACTTGAGGCTGAAAATTCTTTACTTCCTCCTCGACATTATACTTCTTGGCAACATCCGCCAGAGTAGGTTGAGGGGCTTCTTTTACTTCCGTTTCAACAGGCGCATCGCTCTGCTGAGCATTTTCTTCATTCATTTATGTTCTCCAATCTTAAAAATATCACCCAAATATCGAATCCTTCCTTTTTGGCGGATTCGTGCTTCCAGACCTCCGTATTGTCGTTACGGGGATCGTGGCCCGGAATGACCGGTCTTTGATCCATGATTGTTTCAATCACGGACATAAATCGCGGATCAGTTTTCAATTCAAGAAGATATTCGTTATTCATGCGGCTTCCAAAAGTATTTGGAGGATCAGATGTTCTTCTTCATTCATTTCTTCTTGAACCTCGATCAACCTTTTCTGCGATTTTTCATATTTATCATTTATCTGCTGTTCGGCTTTTACAAACGCATCATGGAAGTTTACCATCGCTATTTCAACATTATCTGCAAGACGTGCTTTTTGTTCCAGCTTCTTTGCCGCTTCAAAATCCGCTTTCTCTGCGGCAAGCCGGATAAGCCGAATCAATAGTTGCGATTGCCCCGCTTTGTGAGACCATGCTGCCCCAAGTTCCCAATGAAGTTCCTCCGGCGACATAACTCCCAGCCGTGCCAACCTCGGTGAAGTCTCCGAGCGCCGGAGACGCGGTAGTCTGAGATGGGGTGACTGTGTTGTCGCAAACAGCGCATTTGATGTCATCCGTTGACTCCCATCCGCCATCCAGCATGAAGGCAAGGGCTTCGTTGAAAACGATCAGATCGCCCCTGGCCATTATTCCCTGGCTCCGGTTGCTTCGGCCAATTTACCATTGGCATCGCGTGTAATTTTGACCTTAATCGGCTTATTCATATGGTTGATAAGAGTGCTTACTGTTTTGTTCATTTCCGATAATTTGTTGTCCACTTCCGATGTCTGTTTCTCTGAAATGGACAAAATCTTGTCGAGAGAACCGACGATGGCATTTATTTCCGATATAGATATCACCGGTCCCTGCTGACTACCGGCGGATTTCGCCACTTCCAATTGAGCCTTGAGCACGCTCAATTCTCCTTCGAGCTGCGTTTTGAATTCAGTGACATTTATCTGTGTTTCCGCGCGCATCTGCGCTTCAACCATCTTGGCTTCATTAACCGCCTTAACGATGGCAAGTTCTTTTTCAAGCTCGAATGTTTGCGCTTTAAGCTCATCAATGGCTTTCTGCGCCTCTTGCTTGACCTGAGCGACTTCCGGAGATTCTTCCGGAATATTTATATATCTTTCAGGATTCTTAACCCCGGCATCTTGGTAAGCCTGTTTTGCCAATTCCAGGACATTCGGGATATCCCTTGTTTTCTCGTTCCCGAGAAGGAAAGCCGTTACGTCATTCGTCCGCGTAGCCCTCGCCTTTTCTCCCAATGCGCCCCTTGAACCCACCACATCGAATACTACGTTATCTGGTATTTGATCGCGGGTTACGCGCATGAAATCCGGGGCATCCAATTCCGGGTTATAAAACGTATATCCTTCCAGGTTTGCCTTGTTCAATTCATGCTGCATGTAGAGAAACGGCCTAAGAGCATGTCTTTCCTGTTTATCCACGAATTCAGCAGTACGAATTTCCGCCTTTACATCCGCCGTGGTAATTTCGGTTGCGGTTTTGTCAGTTGAATCGCCGCCCGCTCCCGAACGGATAGCATTGATGCCCAACCCCTGATTCAATTGTCCGATGATGAATTCCAACCCTATCATGGCGGATTGCGGATCTCCTGCCTGTATTTCCTTTATTCCATAGGTCCCTTTGACGCCGATTTTGGCCCCGGGAGCCATTCTTGGCCCGCCATCGAGAACCATTTGAGGATCGTTTGCATCGTAAGCAATCGGCGGTTCCACCTTCATTGCCATCGAATCCACCAGCTTGTTCGCCAACTGGCTTCCCAATTTTTGCAACGGTGCCAGCTTGATAAGTGGCGACGTGGAATACGGATCGCGAATGTCCATCCGTTCGTAGCCTGAATAAATTATGGACGGATAAGGAAGTTCGTTCGGCGCGTAGTAAACGATAATGTCGTTTGCGAGAATGACTTTTGAATTCGGGAGAACGATGGGGCTATCCCCGCGCTCTATTTCCAGGTCTCCGTAATATTTAATTAACTCGATATCGTCCGTTTCAACATCCTTGTTGTCATGTTTCTGCTTCCCACTCTTTTTCACCCTTTCGATGTTTTCTGCCATCCAGCCGTCGCCAACGGCCATTTGCCGAAGTAGATATAACGGGATGAAATCCACCAGGATCATCGAACCGGTGTAAAACAAATCTGTCCCTACTACCGATGGTGACGGGTCAGGATATGAATTCCACATGGAATATGGAACCCATACCGGTGCCGATACCTGGTTTATGCCGGAACCATCGGTATATCGGATCCGATTATCCATGCGGATTTCAGCGACATAAGAACCGTGGTGGAGAGCTTCCTTTACGGACAGTTCATACCGGGCTTTCAAGCCGAAATCCATATGTTGCTGAACCAGCAATGCCCGATAGGCTTTATCGGTAAAATCCTGCGATCTTGCGTTTACTTGTTTAGTCCCGGTATTGGGATCCAAAATCGCAGGCAATTCTGCATGGGACTCGAACCATGAACGGTTCGTCGGAAACGTCAATCGCATAACATCGGCGGTAATGATCTCAGAAGCCTTCGCCAACTCCCCTAACTCCATGACTGAACGCCATTCGGGGTCGATTTTTTTCCCGTCCCTGGAAAACCGTTTCATCGGCTCCATCGCAACCTGCCGGTCCACTTCCTTCCAGATTATTTCATGGGACTTGCGAAATTTCTGATCTTTACGCGATTTATATTCAGAACGTATCTTATCCGCACATTTGTCCCAATCTTTACGGGAAATTTTTCTTTTTTTGATACCGTTTATATCCGTCATTTCAGCCCCAATTACTCATGCCCGCATAAGATTGTTGTGGTTTCGCTCTGACGGGTTGC